GATATCTTCCACCTTACGACTTACTGACATAACAAAGTCAGCAGTCATCACCTTACTATAATCTTCAGCAACCTTGGTAGCATCAATCACATCCTCTTCCAACGAACTACGATTAGCCTGAGAAGCAGTCCATATTGGAATGTCAAACTCACCAGCTATACCACGAAGATTCTCATAGGTTTCACCTGTTGCATGTCTCTTCTCTTTATAGAATGTAGTTGGTTTTAAGATATCAGCATAATCGACTATGACAGCATCAGGTTTTATTTCCTGTATCTCCATCTGTTTAAGATGGGAAGCTAATGTGTTTACTGTAGCAGAACGAGTTGGATAGTATTTTATAATCAACTTACCCTTTAGTTTATCAATAGTTTTTTGAACATCTTCTTGATAGTATTTTATATTAGCGGTTGGTGTCCCACTAAATACTGTATCATATCTAAGTCCTACATAAGACTCATTCAACTCTAATGTATAATGAACCACAGTCTTACCCTGCCTTACTAAGTGAGATGCGAGAGATTGTAAACACCAAGTCTTACCGATACCAGCAGGCGCAACTAACACACCTAACTCACCACCAGCTAATCCACCATCCATAACACCATTGACAGAATCCCAAGGTGTTGGTAGTGTGGCTCTTACTGATTCTGTAAGTCTATCATTTAGAGATATAATATAGTCATGTCCCAAATCTCTTTCACTACCAGCTTTCATAGCACCATCGATTAGAACCTTTATCTCATCATACTTTTTCTGTTCTAATAAATCCACCGATTCCATAATGGAGTTTTTAATAACCTGATTCTTACAGAAGTCCAATGTTTCTTCTTTTACAAACTCCAAATCGGTAGCTTCTATATTTCTCCAAGCATCCTTTAGATTTTCTATAACAGATACTTTTAGAATCTCATCATCCATCTGTGTTATTTTTATTTTTAATACTTCTAATGTAGGAGCTTTTCTATACTCCATAAAGTATTTACTTATTTCTTTTGATAACCATTTGTTTGCATCTGAGTCGAAGTATGATGATTCTAATATGTCACTTATAGTTTGTATAAACTTATTGTCCGATAATAAAGATGAGATTATCTTTGATTGGAATGTCGGACCAAACTGATTAAAATTCTCACTCGCCATATAATTCTTTTCTTTGCTTTTCCTTTAGTTCCATTTGTTTTTTCCTACGATAACGTTCTCTAGCCTTTGCTTGTAGAGCCGCTCTATTCTTATAATAGTAGTCCATAGACCACTTTCGTTGTGCTTCCTTTCTTTCTGTTTCTGTATTGTATTTACGTTTTCTTCCCATGAGTTTTCTCAGCCATTTGATTTAATCTGGCAAAACATTGAACTAGCCAACTATCCATATTTGGTAGGGTAGCAAATAATCTATCCTCTATGAATCTTTTCTGAAATTGTATCTTATTCAATCTGTTGATTGGTGTTCTGACTTTATCTAAGATTTTTGTTTTAGCAGAAGCGCTGATATCTACTTCATCTAACTGCATTAACATATAGTTTCTTTTCAATAACTCCTCACTCTCTTTGAGCTTTTCATCTTCTTCAATAATGTCGTCTATATTAAGTATCTTATCTTCTAACAAAAATGGTAATTTTTTTTGAATAGTTTTCAATCCCCATCCACGAACTCCATCTATGTTATCAGACTTATCTCCATCGATTGCTCTGTAGACAGCGAAGTTATGAGATGGAATACCATAGTCCTCTAATACCTTTGGAGGATCGTACATCTTCTTTTTTGTTGGTGACCAAACTGATACTCTGTGATTTACCAACTGAAGAAAGTCTTTGTCTGTAGACATCAAAACTATCTTAGATGTTTTCATCACTTGTTTTGTGAGGTAAGCCATCGTATCGTCAGCTTCTATGTTTTCTATCGTTATTGTTGTTATTGGAAGATAATCTAAATAGTCAATGACTCTCGTCAACTGCATGACCATAGATTGATGTTCATCTTCCTTTGTATTAAAGTCGTAGGAACGATTAAGTCTTTCTGACATATTCCTACCGGCTTTGTAATCTGGAAATAGTTTCTTTCGGCGGTTAGACCCACCTTTACCATCAAATACTATGACAGTTCGGGTAGGTCTAATTGTCCTAATAGCGTATCCGATTGACCTAAGAAAACCAACTATTCCCCCAACATGAGCACCGTCATCATTGAGAGTTGGTATAGCACTAAAACATCTTATGAATGTATTTAGACCATCTATAATCAATACTTTGTCGTCAGGTCCTTCCGAATCTAACTCACCGCCTTTTTTCTTTATTTCTTCAAGTATAGATAAATACTTTGAGTTACTCACCTATCACCTCATCTGTAATCTCAACATCATCGATACCGATTTCAGCTTTGTTATATTTAAGGATTATCTTATCACATATCAACTGATAACAATAATCTTTAAACTCTTCATCTTCCAGCCTCTCAGCCCAATCCTTAGATTGAAACTTAATCTCTTCACCATTGTGGTCTTTCATAGTATACCATGCACCACCAACTTTAGCGAGATTATGTTCTTTGAGAACCTGTAACCAACTACCCTCATCATCAATACCACTTTCGAAATAGAGAGGGAACTCCGCTTTTCTCAACGGAGGACCCAATCTATTCTTTATGACCTGAGCGAGAATAGTCATTCCGATGACATTTTTCTTACTATCTTTTATCTGACCTTTGTTCTTTAGTCTGATACGAGTAGAAGAGTGAAAAGGTAATGCTTTACCACCACTTGTTGTCCAAGGGTCTCCAAACATTACACCAAGCTTTTGTCTTAGCTGATTTGTAAATACCAAAGCGATTCTTTGTCTACCAATCATCTGAGTAATCTTTCTCATAGCTTTGGATATTACAATAGCCTTTGATGTAGCCCAACCATCTTTATCATAGTCGGCATTTAACTCAACCTTTGTTGTAGCAGCAGCTAATGAATCAACTAAGATGGTTACTAACCTATCCTTATCCGATTCTCTTACCTTTGTTACAATCTCTTCGATAGCTTCGAATATATCCTCTACGGTTTCTAAGTGAAGATACAACATCTTATTTATATCCACACCTATCACACCTAAGAAATCTTCACTAACAGCTGTCTCTGTATCTATATAAACAGCGACACCACCTTTTTTCTGAGTCTCTGCGAGTAGATGAGCACCGATTAGAGATTTACCACTACTTTCCAAACCATTGAGTTCTGTGATTCTACCAACTGCAATACCACCATTAGGGCGATTAGAAATAGCCAAATCCAACATAGTTGAACCTGTTGAAACAAACTCTTTTACATCTGTAGGTGTATTATCTGTACCATCTAAGAAGTAAGCAACTTTGTAATCTTTGAATTTCTTATTTAGAGAGTCGGCAAGAACCCCAGCTAAATCATCTTTAACTGACATATATTTCTCCTATTAAATAGTGGGTGTGTCCGGCTTTTATTCCTGAACTGGATGCACACACTCGGTTTTATTAGTGTTGGCTTCAACACCCACTACACTTTATTTACTTATTGAATAACTCATCAAATGCAGCACTAGCATCTTCAACTTTAGCTGATTCAGCTACTACTGACGAAACTTCAGTTTCAGTCTTTTCATCGGTTGATGCATCATCTGGATTCAACCAAGTGTTAAGAACATCTGTAAGTTCCTCATAAGATAATTCCTGATATAATTCAGTAATGTCTTTTTGGTTTTCTAAGAGATTTTCCAATTGTGCCTTATCCTCTACGATTGGAGTCTGATTAGGCTTGACACGAATGGAAGTCTTAGGAAAGGAAGCACCACTTTCTTCAGCAGTAATGAACTCTACTGAAACATCACGACCACTTACGGCATCTGTGATATCACCATAGTCAGGGTCTGCAATTACTGAAAGTAGTTCTTGATAGACAGTCTTACCAAATCCCCAAAAACGAACACCTTGTGCCTCTTCACCTCTAACGATGACAGGAGCAAAAGTTCTCATTTTGGCTTCTAACTTACGAGCCATCTGATACTCTTCTCTGTTACCGCTAGTCTTTAGCTTCTGAGCAAACTCTTCGATTGGGTCTGGACGACCAAAAGAGATTGGTGAGAGATAGGTTTTGTTATTCAAACCGAAATGAAAGAACAACTCAATAAAAGGATTATCCTTATTGTGCTTGTAAGGTAACACTCTAATGACCTGTTTTCCTGGTTGTGGTTTCCATAGGTTTGAAGTCCTATTGTTTGTTGTTTGAAGTTGATTAAGACGCTTACGAATAGAATTAATATCCATTTTTTATTCTCCTTATTAGTTAATTAGCATTTTCAAGTTACTGTTGTAACCATTTGATAATAAGTATATGGTTGTAAAACCAAATACAATTATTTTTTTACTTTTCTTTATAATTTTTTGTATCAACAATACTGTGTATCTTTGTTGGTATTTTGTTAAGTCCGTTCTCATTTGTTAGTAATAAACTATTATAGTAATCATCCCAAGGTATAGGAAATCTTTTATCAAGCACACCACCATTTAGTTCTCTGATAACTTCGTTAAGAGCATTGATTGTGTATAGTGTGTTGCTTTGTTTCTTTCTATGTAATGATATTGTATTTGGAATATCTTCAGGATGATTATCACCATCGTACTCAACGTTGTAGGTGCAGATTAGTTGGTTGTGGTCTTTACCATTCTGAAATACATATATCTTATCATAGAGTATATCATTACATAAAATGATTAGGTCAAGAATATCGTTCAGATTTTCCTTCTGAGTGAATGTACAGAGTAGTTGTGTTTTCATTATGGCTTTTCACCTGTCTTAAAGCATTTTTGCATATCTGTGCTATAAGTCATTGTGTTATCGGTTTTACCAGCTGCACCATTTTTGGAACGATAAGTTTTGAAACCCACTTCAGTTTTTTTACCTTCTTTATCAATCACATATGTGTAAACTTTTTTTCCAGTAACAATAGTTTTTTCTTTATCAGCATATTGTAGTTCATCAGTTTCCTCTAACTCAAAATCCTTTTCAAACTCTTCAGAATTTTTTACTCCTAAACAATCTCGTAGAACTTCTCCGTTAACTATATTACCACCCATATTTACGTCTAAAGCGACACCCATCATACTGTTAGGATTACCCTCTTCATATTCTCTTGGTGGGTAGTCCATCATACTTAAATGAAAAGCTCTCGCAGCTTCTTTAGCTTCCATAGATGTACCAAGTCCTGATTTAGATTCGTTTAGTTTATTCAATCTTTCTCTTTGTAAATTTACAACTCTTTCTCTTTGTTCAGATAAGTTTTTCTTAACATCTAAACCTTTAGTATCAGGATATTTTTCCTGATAAGATAATGCAACTTTGTTTATTGATTTAGTTACCTCATTTGTTAGTTTGTTACCATCAGAAGCGTATTTCAATATCATATCATATTGCTCTTCTACACTTAGTTCATCTTCAAGTGTCTTACCCTCTGGTAGATATTTTTCAAATTTTTTGTTTGTAGGTGGTTTTTCCTTTGTACCAAATAATGATTTTCTTATATTCTTCTGAGCACCTTGTGGATTAGTTTGTAGAACTTCAGATACTTTTTCCGGTGATTGTTCTAATAAAGCTTCAGCTACTGGTACTGCTTGATTATTATAATTTTCTTCAATTTCTGACATCTGATTTGCATAGTCATCAATAATGCTTTTAGCATTCTGTTTTTCATCTTCTGTTAAATCATTGTTATCATCAATATATTTTTTATAATTTTCCCCTTCTTGTGATAATGTTGAGTTATCTTGAATATCATTAGTAGTTGTTTTATCAGAGTGAAATTGTATTAATAAATTGCCATTTTCATCCTCAACAAAAGTAGCAGTATCAGATGGATTCATTCCACCACCACCAGCTTTTATAAAATCAATAGCATCTTCTTTTTTAACCTCTTGTCCATTAGGAAGTAAAACTGTATTAGCTTTCTCTACCATACTAACTTGAGAGTTTATAGAGCTCTGAGCTCCATAGAAAGTTGAAGTTTTTTTAGGTTCACCAAATTTGTTCTGTTCCTGTAGATTTTTTATTCTTTTTTGTGTTCTTTCGTATTTCTTTTTTGCAGACCTAGCGGAGACAAGACACTTAGACCAAAGTTTAGAATTTTCAATATCGGTAGGCGTATCCTTTTTACCTATACCCGCTGTTGCTTTTTGTTCTTTACCTAATGCTGTATTTTTTGTTTTGTTATACATTTCTCTAGCAAGTTCTTCTTCAGTCATATCAGGATTTTCTTCTAAAATACGAACACCTTCACCAGACATTATTTCATTGAATGCAGAACCAGCACCACCTGGTGCAGGTTTTTCACCTGTTGATTTCTCATAGTTTCCGTAACCATATTTGAACATATCACTTTTTACCTGATTATCACCATCTGATAAATCACCATCAATCACACCTTTCTCTTCATCTTCTGGTTTTTCTTTTGACTTCTCTTTATCTACTTTACCTTTTGTCACTTTAGCAATCTCATCATCAGAAGCATTTTTCTTTACTAAATCTTGAGTGTCTGGATTATGTTTCTGTACTGTATAAATGTTACCACTATCTCTATTCTTAACGATATCAGCTTCCATCAATGTACTCAACAACTCAGCCCTAGCTT